CCAATCGTCTCCAATCTGGAATCTTCCCGCCGCAAAGGGGATGGTGCAAACTAGAACCTGGTCCTGACATTCCCGCTGACCGTAAGTCAGAGGCTCAAGCTGCGCTGGATATATACACCGAGAAACTGTTTGCTACTCTGAAGCAAAGCAACTTTGACATTGCTATGGGCGAGTTTCTCCTTGACTTAGCTGTCGGCACAGCAGTTATGATAGTCCAACCTGGCGACGATATCAACCCCATTAACTTCATTCCTGTTCCGCAATATCTGGTTGCGTTCGAGGAAGGTGCGAACGGCAATGTTGACAACGTATATCGCAGAATGCGCCTGAAGGGTGAATCTATCCAGCAGCAATGGAAAGACGCGAAGATTGATCCGCGACTCCAGTTGATGATCGACCAGAAGCCTACCGAGGATGTAGAACTCATCGAGGCCACTGTTTACGACATGAAGCGCGGTGATTATTGCTACCATGTTATCCACAAGGATACCAAGTCTGAACTGGTGTATCGCAGGATGGCGTATTCGCCGTGGATTGTCTCGCGGTTTATGAAGGTTGCTGGCGAGATCTATGGCCGTGGCCCGCTGATTACCGCGCTGCCTGACATCAAGACGCTGAACAAGACGCTGGAACTGCTGCTGAAGAATGCTTCTCTGGCTATAACCGGCGTATATACGGCTGCTGATGACGGCGTTCTGAACCCGAATACAGTCAAGATTGTTCCTGGCGCTATCATTCCGGTTGCCCGCAACGGTGGTCCGCAAGGGGAAACCCTGCGTCCGCTGCCTCGCGCTGGTGACTTTAATGTGTCGCAGATTGTCATCAATGATCTGCGTATGAACATCAAACGTATGCTGCTGGACGAAAGCCTGCCGCCTGACAACATGAGTGCGCGTTCTGCCACGGAAGTTGTCGAGCGCATGAAGGAACTGGCGCAGAACTTGGGTAGTGCATTTGGCCGCCTGATTAACGAAACCATGATACCGATTGTCAGCAAGACTCTCAATGTTATGGACAGCAGGGGCATCATCGACTTGCCGCTGAAAGTCAATGGCCTGGAAGTCAAGATCTCGCCTGTTGCTCCGTTGGCTATGGCGCAGTCTATGGACGAGATCAACAAGGTTATGCAGTTTGCTCAGATCGCGCAAGCGGCTGGACCGGAAGGCCAGATGTCTCTGAAGGTTGGCGAGATGATCGACTTCGTTGCAGAAAAACTTGGCGTACCTGCCAGGATTCGCACTTCGCCAGTTGAGAGGATGGAGCGTATGCAGCAGGCCGCTGCACTTGCCCAACAAGCGGCGCAGGCCGCACCAGAGCAGATTCCGAATATGATTAAAGCTGTGGCCTAATGGCTGGCTGGGAAGATTTAGAGGGCGCTGATATAGACATCCGAGATTCATCCCAAAACAGGGATGACTTGGACCGTCTATGCCTGCGCGTTTTAGGGACTGAGGATGGAAAGAAGTTGATGCAATGGCTTCGCCAGTCCTTTCTTGAGCAACCAGTAGCCTTGCCTGGTTCTGCCTCTGACTATGCGTTTTACCGTGAAGGCCAAAATAGCATTATCAGGGATTTAGAAGCGAGGATAACTAGATCTTTGGATAAAGGAAACCTGTGATGGAAACCCAAGAAAGCCAACCCAGCAACGAAAGCGCAAGCCAAGAAGCTGGCCTATTGGACTCTGCAACCGTATCAACACCAGAGGATCAGGGCCAGCAGGAACCTAAAGCTATAGAACACCGCGCTCAAGATGCAACAGCAGATGATGAACCGCTAGAAAGGCCAGATTTCTGGCCTGAAAACTTTTGGAACAAAGATAATAACGAACCAGACCTAGAGGGCATCGCCAAGTCTTGGATGGATTTGCGGAAGCAGATCAGCCAGGGCAAGCACAAAGCCCCTGCTGACGGGAAATACGATACGTCAGTGTTCGCTAACATTCCTGAAGATGATCCTGTCCGCCAGCATGTTATGGATTGGGCAAAGGAATATGGCGTTAGTCAAACTGCATTTGACGCTTTGGTTGGCAAAGTAATTGACATGGGCGTTCAGAATGTGGAGGCATCAACAAAAACCATCAAGCAAGAACGTGCGTCACTTGGACCGAATGCCGATGCGATTATCAAAGGCATGGTTGATTGGGCTTCTGGCCTGGTAAACAAGGGTGTATGGGGCAAGGATGACTTTGAGGAATTCAAGGTTATGGGTGGTACCGCCAATGGAATCAAGGCACTAATGAAGTTGCGCGAAGCCTACGAAGGAACTAGAATTCCAACGTCATCAATACCTGTTGACGGCGCACCAAGTAAAGAAGAACTTTACCAGATGGTTGCAGATCCTAGATACAAAACGGATAATGCTTATAGGAGTAAAGTCGAAAAGATGTTTTTGCAGACTTTTCAATAACTTAGGCATCAAAACTTATGGGTCACTTGCGTGGCCCATTTTTTTTGTGTATAAGGCGGACAAGGCTAACTGATAAGTATTTTTTATCAGCCCTGACCGTGGCGGATGCCAACGAGTGGTTGCCGCAAGCAACAAGCAACTGGCCCTGCGATGCAGGCTTACCGGCGCGAGAACCCATATATAACTACGAATGAGGTATTAAAATGAGCGTTTCTCTCTCTAACGCCTTTGTTACCCTCTTCGACGCGGAAGTTAAGCAAGCCTATCAAGGACAGGCTATGCTGGTTCCGGCGGTTCGCCAGCGTCGTGGGGTTGAAGGCTCGACTGTGAAGTTCCCGAAAGTTGGTCGTGGTGTTGCTACCCTGCGCGTTCCGCAAACGGACGTTACTCCGCTGAATGTTTCGTTCAGCCAAGTGACCTGTACGTTGCAAGACTGGAATGCTGCTGAATACAGCGACATCTTCTCGCAAGCCAAAGTCAACTTCGACGAGCGCCAAGAACTGGTGCGCGTTGTTGCTGGCGCGATTGGCCGTCGCCAAGATCAGCTTATCATCTCCGCGCTTGACGCTGCAAGCACCAGCTACACGGTGAGCAACGACATCGGCGGTACTGACACGAACCTGAACGTGGCGAAGCTGCGCGAAGCCAAGCGTCTGCTGGATGCGAACAATGTGCCGCCGCAAGACCGGCATATCGTGATCCACGCGAACAGCCTGGCAAACCTGCTGTCGGAAACTTCTGTTACCAGCAGCGACTTCAACACGGTTAAGGCGCTGGTTCAGGGCGATGTCAACACGTTCCTCGGCTTCCAATTCCATGTGCTTGGCGACCGCAGCGAAGGCGGACTGGCGATTGACGGTTCTAGCGACCGCCAGTTGTTTGCTTTCCACCGCGATGCGATCGGTTACGCGGAAGGGATTGCGATGCGTACTGAAATTAACTACATCCCGGAGAAAACCTCCTGGCTGGTTAATGAAGTATTCAGCGCCGGGTCGATTGCCATCGACAATGAAGGCATCGTCGAAATCACCTGCCGCGAATAAGGAGATATAACATGGCTTTTTCTAGCACTGGTCTGAACCTTGTTGCTGGCTCGAAGGCTGGTAATGCTCCGCAGATTTGGGCGTATCAATCTGCTGATGCAATCGCCACCGTCAATACCAGCGGTTACTTTAACTCAGTTGCGTCGCTGATGAAAGTTGGCGACCTGGTGTATTGCTACGATACGGCTACCCCGACCGCCAATCTGGTCGTGGTCCTGTCGAACACCGGCACCGTGGTTGACGTGTCTGACGGCACTGCGATCACTGTTGCTGATGCAGACTAATAGTCGTATAAGCTATATGTAACAAACAAGGGGTACTGCCATTCTGGTGGCGGTACCCTTTGTCTTATGTTCTGGAGATAAATAATGGCTGCTGGTGATTCAGCACTTTCTATATGCTCTGATGCGCTGCTGATGATCGGGGCCAAAGCTATTTCCTCGTTTAACGAGGGGACGGACGAGGCAAACGTCTGTGACCGTCTGTATCCTGATATTAGGGATCAGGCGTTGCTTGTTTATCCGTGGTCATTCAGCTTCAAAAAGACTCAACTTGCTCAGTTGGTGACGACTCCTGCCAACGAGTACAGATACGAATATCAGATGCCTGCGGACAGGATTACTGCTCCGAGGGCAGTTTATAATACGTCTAGCGTAGGCGCGTATCCCATCACGAATTATCGGATTATGGGAGAAAAGCTGCTTACGAATGAGACCACCATTTATGTTGACTATCAGTATTCTGTGCCTGAATACGAGATGCCTATCTACTTTGTGCAGTTGCTCAAGTATATGATGGCATGGCACCTGTGTGTGCCGATTACGGACCAGACTGATAAGGCTCAATACTGGCAGGGAACCGCAGTAGGATCTCCAGGCGAGAATGGTCGCGGAGGATACATGCGCGTTGCCATGAACATCGACGGCCAGAATCAGCCTGTCAACTTTATTAGAGACTTTAGTCTTATAGCGGTGCGTAACTAAATGACAAGATTTGTCAGTATCCAGACAAACTTCACCAATGGTGAGCTAGATCCGCTGCTGCGGTCTAGGGTTGATCTCAAGGTTTACGAGAATTCGCTTGAGACGGCCTACAATGTAGTGTGCCAGCCACAGGGCGGGATTCATCGTCGCCCTGGTTTGCGTTACATCTCAGCGTTGCCTAACTCTGGTGGAGATAGCGTCGCCAATGGCGTTCGTCTTATTGCGTTTGAGTTTAGCACTAGCGACAGTTATATGCTTTGCTTTACTAACAATCGCATGTATGTATTTAAGAATGAAACGCTGATAACGAACATCAATGGCAGCGGCAATCCATATCTTAGTACATCTGCGGTCGGGTTGACTGGGGCAAGGCTGAATGAAATCTGCTGGACGCAATCAGCCGATACGTTGATTCTTACGCATGAAGATATCAATCCTGTAAAGATTGTGCGCGGCGGAACAGATGCCACATGGACTGCATCTGCTGTATCGTTTGATAGCATCCCGAAATATGCCTATACATTGGCTACAAGCAATCCTGCCGCTACGCTGACACCTAGCGCAGTATCTGGCAAGGTAACACTTACGGCAAGCGCCAGCGTGTTTACTGCTGCATCTGAAGGCCAATATGTTACTGCTACCCCGCAGGGTAGGGCAAAGATCCTTCAATACGTCAGCGGCACAGTGGTCAATGCCGTGGTTGAGTTTCCGTTTTTCGATACTTCTGCAATAGCATCTGGAGATTGGACTTATGAATCGGGCTACGAAGATGTCTGGTCAAGCGGCAAAGGCTGGCCGAAAACGGTCACGTTCCACGAAGGCAGGCTCTACTTCGGCGGCTCGAAGTCGCGTCCGTCAACCGTCTGGGGAAGTAAAGTCGGCCTCTTCTTCGATTTTGAAGCGACTGAAGGATTGGATGATGACGCTGTTGAGGCGACGCTAGACACTAATACCTTTAATAGTATAGTTGACATTACTAGCGGTAGAGATCTGCAAGTATTCACTACCGGCGGTGAGTTCTTTGTTCCGCAATCTGGCCTTGATCCTGTAACGCCAGTCAACTTCTTTGTTAAGACTGCTACAAAGAATGGCGCAAAGCCTGGGGTCAGGGTGCAGGGAATTGAGAATGGTACGCTATTTGTGCAGCGCCAGGGTAAGTCTCTTGCCGAGTTTACCTATACGGACGCGCAGGCGGCTTATACGACCACGAAGATATCTTTGCTGGCTGGTCATCTGTTGCGTAGCCCAAAGCGCATGGTATTGCGTAGCAGCGTTGCAACTGATGAGAATGATCTGCTGATGATCGTAAACGGGGATGACGGCACGATCGCTGTGTTTTCGCTGCTGCGGTCGCAAAATGTTATCGCTCCGTCTGAATACGACACTGATGGCGATTTTCTTGATATTAGCGTTGACTTGACAACGATATACACTGTTGTTAAGCGT